CTTGGCTTGCTAACTCTCGCGTCTCTTCTAGTTTTTGTTTGTGCGCTTCTTCTATCTGGTCTTGACCATAAAAGAATTTCGAGAGTAGCCCACCAACCTCACTAGCGATACCTGCAACCTCGCCACCAGTCTTCTTGATGTCTTGATATGCTTGAACTGCCGTCTTGATTCCCTCATAGGCGAGCTTGCATCCAGCGAAGATGAGAGTAGGTTCAATCTTTTACCTCTTTGTAGATTTGGTATAGCTTTAAACCAATCATCAAAATGGTGTAAACAAGAGTAGCCCATAAGACTATCTCGCTGACCTGATAACCGTAGACGGTTGCCAGAGATACGCCTACGGGAGGTGCTACCTTGGCAGCAATAGCCCCTACGGTTTCTTCTTGGTGTGTCATATGCTTGCTGTGCGTAGTGGAGTCAGATTCTCAGTTGTCCAAAAATCCTTGGCAAGCATAATCTTTAGATGCTCTTTGTTACGAGCCAAGCAGTCTGCCCAATCTTCTGCTGTCATCAGTTCTGGCTTGCCAGCGTTGATGAGATTTACTGAATCCATTGCGGCAGAGTAGTGCTGTGCAATTTGTTCTTGTGTGATTTCTTCCATGTCTTATCCTTTCAGAGCCGCAAGTTCGGCTTTTACTGTATCTAGTTCGGCTTTTAAGTCTTTTATAGCGTTAATCATGTGCCATGTGAGGTTGTCTTGGTTTACAGACATTACGCCTGTTGATTCTGTTTTAACGCAGTCTCCGCATACTTCTAAAAGTTCTTGAGCAATAACGCCAAGTTGAACGCCTTGCTTTTGAATTGCTTGATTTGTTGGCAATTCAGTTACTTCTTCTGCTGTGCGGTACTCGAAGTTACGCACTCGAATCTGGCTAATGATGCTCAAACCTTCGGTGTTATCAACAATGTTCTTTTTCAACCTGCGGTCAGATGCAACAGACCATGCGGCAGAGTTGTTTCCTTGGTATACGCCTCCACCATTAGCAGAAATAAACCCTGTTGAGTTACCTTTAGCCGTTTGGTTTCCCGTACATATTAATATTTCGCTATCAGCGGCGGCGGAACTTGCAGTATTGCTACCACTTCCAATATAAATATTAGAAGCACCAGTTGTTAAAACACCACCCGCTGATTGCCCAACGCACAAATTGTTATTTCCAGTTGTTATGCCACTTCCAGCAGTAAAACCTAAAAAAGTATTTGAACCGCCAGTCGTTTTTGCATACCCAGCCTGATAACCTACTGCTGTGTTGTTAGATGATGTGGTGTTGGCGTTTAAAGCCTGATAACCAACAGCAACGCTTGAATTCCCTGTAGTATTAGCCGCCAAAGCACTAGCACCCACAGCCGTGTTAGTAGATACAGCACCACCGCCTTTACCTACTGTTAGACCTGAGATAGAGGCGTCACCAGATATGGTAGGTGTAGTAATCGTAGGGCTAGTAGCCAATACATTGTTACCAGTACCCGTGTTAGTAACGCTTACCAAACCCTTAGAGGCATCCGTAGCAACCGCGCTAGATGCTGTCAGGCTAGAGAAGATTGGTTGTGCGCTAAAGGTTGCTATACCGCCAAGCGTCACAGCACCCGCCACATTAGCCGTTGTACCCACATACAAAGCCTTGGCTATACCTACACCACCACCAGTAATGATTGAGCCTGTGGAGACGCTAGAAGAGTCCGTAGTCAGGCTAGAAGTAATGCCTTGGGCAAAGGTAATCCGAGCCGTTGTAGTGGTCTGTCCGTCCTTGGTGATGGCGGTTGTCAGTCCTGTGGCTAAGTCAGTAGTCAACGCATTAAACGCTGATGCTGTGATGACTGTGCCTGCTACTACTGGTTGACCAGTAGTGTTGATGTTAAATGTTCCACTTCCGTTGTACGACATGGATTTTCCTTATGGTCTGTTGGGTAGCATATTGTTTAACTCAATCCGAGGTGGTTGTTGAGCTGCCAATAAAGCCGCTAATCTAGCCTGTTGTGCTGTCATAGGAACTTTGCCTGTTAAGTTTGTCACGGGTTGGGCGGCTTGCCCTAAAGCATTTGCCAATTGTCCATATTTATATGACGCTTCACCAACCAAACGGGGTGAAGATGCCAAAACATCAGCCGCAGCCAATGGTAATCCCCCAATTGTGTATGCCAATAAACCTTCTGGGGCAGTTGTTGCCCGTTGAATTCCGCGAGGCATATAGTCGCTCATTGCCTGTCCCGCTAGTGCAGGCATCATCTCATTACCGCCTGCTTTCTCTAATTCCTTTGCCATTTCCAATCTATTTCCATAGTTGGTGTTGACATTGTTTCGCATCAAAGATTGCAATTTACGCATTGCGGTATCGGCAGAGGCTTTGTCTCCCAACGATAAAGCGCGTTCAATTTCTTTGATCTTGTCACTAGACTGAGAATAGTCCGACATTACTTTGGAATACTCAGGGGCTTGCTTACTGATTTCTTTCTTTACAGAATCGTAGACCTCTTTAGCCGCAGAGTAAGCCGTTTTAGACTCTCTAGGAAGTTTCTCAATAGATTCCCAAATGCTTTGTTTTAACTTGTCTATGCCTTCTGGTGTATGGTATTCAGCAGGGTCAGACTTTTTCCAATCATCGACCTTGGCTTTGATGTCATCCAATACATCTGCTGCGCCCTGATTAACTACCTTACCCTTGTATGACGAATATTTCTGTGCGTCAGTAAGTGCTTTATCAATGCCTGTGAAATCTAGTTGGGTTTTGTCGTTTTTGATGTTGACCATGCCAGACCGATATTCGGCTTGTTTGTCCAAATTCATCTTGGCAAGGTTAGATTTAGCGTCATCCAAGACTTGCATCATTGGGACTGTGCCACGCATATTTTCTACAAATGTTTGGTTGCCTTCACGACCCGCTTTGACCGCTTGGGTAATTGGCTCAACGCCTACGCCTGTTTTTAAACCTAAACCGCCTTTGACAAGTGCGCTTGCCATGTCAGCAGTCTTTGATACGCCTTTAGTGGCCAAAGTGATAGGGTTGGTTAAATCTGATGCTTTAGCGTAAATATCGCCTGCTCTTTGCATTCCTTGAGCCAATTGGGGCGCACCGCCAGCCCTTAGTCCTGATGCGGTCATTCTTCCCATACCGCCCATGCCACCTAATAAGGTAGACAAGTCACCCATAGCACCCACAGGGTCGGTCGCTATTGTGTTCTTGATGCTTTCAACCGAGCCATAACGCTCTTTCATTGCGCCACCCACCGCAGTAGCTGCATCCATTGCGCGTTGAGCCGCCTCGGGGTTGCTCTCAAATTGGTTTACAAAGTCCACAACGGGCTTTGGCAAGGCTTTTTGTAGTGCGCCAGCACCTACATCCAACAACCCAGAAACTGTTTGAACAGGGTTGGTAACCGCTTGATATAGCCCCGTTGCCATGTTGGTGGCACTAGGGATAATGTTTTGTACCGCCTGACCCATCATTTCCCCATAACCCATGTATTTAGGTTGTTGGGGGGTTTGTTGGACAACATCCCAAGGGTTAGCCTGAGTGGTTGCTTGATTGGCTATCGGTGCGACTGAAACAACTTCCCAAGGGTTCTTTTTATTATCCATTACTTCACCTGTTTAGGCTTACCGCCTTGTAATGTCCACTCTTGACCATTGGCAAATTTAGTAACTTGACCTTCTTTTAATCTATCTAGCGGTGGCGTGTTAACAGATGGGTTGTAAAAATCTGATTTCTCTTTAAATCCTTTTACATCGTAACCAGCCTTGCCCAAGTTCTCTACTGTGGTATTGCGTTTAGCCTCAATCAAAGCCTCACGCTCTGCCATTCTGTTCTTGATCATTGAGGGACTCATGCCAGGGTTAATGGATGTTTTTTCCCACGCTTTTTGTTCACCCGCAGTCAATGACGCACCAAACAAAGCATTTCGCGCAATGTTGTCGTTAGCCGCATGAGCTGCCCACCATTCGGCTTGTGATTGGTTATCACCGCCAAATTTACTGCCTATTACATTGGCTAATTCACCGCCCATTTGTAATTTGTAGCCAGCATACTTGTCATCAAATGTATCTTTGAGCCTTTTTTGCGTCCCCAAAGAAGTATCAATGTCAGTAATTTTGTTAACTTCACCAGAGGTCAATGGCTTTTCACGACCACCGATAGGCTCACCAGTTGGGCTAACTATGGGCTTAAATTCACCAGTATCTAGATTAACAACGCCACCCCGTACAGGGTCAAATTGCATTCTTTCTCTAGGATTAACAGTAACATTTCGAGCAGCTTTCTTTTGCTCAATAATGAATTGGTCAATGCTCATTGGCTTTTTGCCAAGTTCAGTTTGCTGTCTGACATATTCATCGTAAACACCCAATTCGCCTGTTCGCTCTCTAGGCGCGGTGTAAATAGGTTTCATGGTCAGAGGGTCAAGAACAGTTCCACCCGCAGCCACTTGGATAGGTGGCTTTGGAGTCATCATAGAACTTAACATCGCCCCACCCGCGCCTTGTAGGGTCGGATTCTGTGAGCCAAGGGCTAATGCCATTGCTCTTTGTCTGTCAGGGGCTTGAGCAGGCATATTTGGAGGCATTGGAGTGCCTTGATCAGCCATTTGCTGAACTTCTTGCGGGTCGAGCCTTTGTGCTCGTTCTGGAGTGCCTTGCATAGCCTCCAAGAATGAACCCATTTCGGCTCGGTTGCCTGCTTGATATCTATTTGCTAAATCTTTATACGCCTCGGTTGCAGCTTTCTCCTCTGAGCCTGCCATGTAGCCTTGCAACATCTTTGCCAATCCCATGTAAGGAGAGGCGCGAACCCCCGCTTGCTGTGGGACTTCTACGGGTTGTAATGCCTGTTGTCCAAGCAGTTGAGCCATTTGCAGTCTGCGCTGTATCGCTGCGCTTTCTGCTGTGTAGGGGTTTAGATTGATATCAGGCATATTTATTCCTACCTTTTAGCGTAACCATACGCCCCTGCACCGCCTAACGAATACAGACCCGCTAAGTTTTGGTTATATGAACCTGTTTGTTGGTTGTAAGTATTTTGGTCAAATTGACCTTGTAAGGTAGCTGCGTTAGCAAGTGGTGGGGGCGCAACATTAGCACCCGTGTATTGCTGAAACTGAGGATTCTGTATCTGAGAGCCTTCCACCAACGCATTGACCTCGTTAAGAGGCATTTGACGCTGTTGAATGGCTTGTCCCAACGCTTGTTGTTGGGCAGTATTGGCAAATTGACCGCTTTGCAAGGCTTGGTTATACCCTTGGGTGTTTGCGCTTATGTCTAAACCTAGACCTTGTAAGACCGCTTGTGTTCTTTGATCGTTTTCTTGTTGACCAAGTAACTTAATGGCGTTGTCATAGGCTTCTGAGCCTGGTCGCAAACCCTGATTGATCAGTTGAGTCTCTGTGCTCACTCGGTTTTTAGCAAGGCTAGGCTCTAGGCGCGACATGATCGCTTCTTGACCCGTAGTGCCTGCGTTTACTGGCATTTTGGCTACTCCAGAGGTATCTAACGAGGTTTGGACGCTTGGGCCACCAAACGAGAAAGGCGTTCCCATTGATCTGTCAACCGCAGAAAACCCCTTACCCGCCAAGTCTGTCAGTTTGTAACCTAGTGCTTGTTGTTGCTCTAGTGTTTTTTGGGCTGCGGGGGTTAGCGTTTGCGTAACAGTAGGAATATCCCCGTTATAGGTAACTGTTTGGTTGCCATAAGGAGAGTAGACATTGGGGTTCGACAGCATTGCCGTAGCCCGAGCCGCTTCCACATTAGCTGCGCCCTGTGCTACGGCTGCCCCCGTATAGTCTGGGGCTGCGGGGGCTGCGGGAGGTTTACCCACAATCACTTTTGTTAATTCATTGAGCCAACCCATAATTTCTCCTAAAGAGTACCGCCACCAGCGAACACTAAGTCACTAGCGACCCATTGCAATTGTATGCCTTGGGAGGCACTTTTTATCAGGGGTGCGAACGAATAACCGATCTCAGTTACCCCTTGCCAAGTAGCGTTTGGAACTAATCCGTCTCCCCAAATACCAGAGTCCCACAATGATGTATCCCAAACCCCATAAGTCTCAACAGTAAAGTCCAAAGACACGCTTTGGTCTAGTGTGTTGTAGTCCACATTCACATTGCCGTAGATCGAGGGAACTCCGTTTGTAAACAAGTGATACCTGATCATCTCGCATTGCTTTTGGTTGGCTCTGCCGTAGGTCTGAAACGATTGCAAACCAAATGAGGCTATGTCAGTTCCATTGTCTGCGTTTGTGTTCCACGCCTGACCGACATACCCATCACCACCAAAATAAGGGTTATCTTTGTAAAGAGTCCAACAATTAGCCGTCCAACCCGTAAAGTTACACCAAGACTTAGTGATGTTGTTCATCACATACTGTTGTTGTGCGCCTGTCGAAATAGGCACATTCATAATCAATTGGTTTTCTTTGGGGAAATACAGCAAACACCACCCGAAATTAGTCGAATAGTTTGATATTGCCGCACTCATGGCATATTGGATTTTGTTGGTAATCGACACCCTTGGGTCTAGCCTAGAACTCTGCAAAGCCCCCGACATCGGAACTACCCCGTCCTGAGTAATGATCAAAAGGTCACCACCAAACTTAACCCAACACCTCGAACCGATAGGCGCACCGACTGTATAAACACCGATTAAAGAGATTCCCGAGG